AGATCTACCTCTCAGAGGATAGAGTTTGCTAAAGACCCTGATACTCAAGCTGTTACTTCAGACCCAGATACTATCAGTACTGGAGCTAGGACTTTTACTGCAACTATCACTAAAGGGGCTGCTAACGGAACCGATGCTCTCCCTAGACCAAATGTTCTATCTATAGTTTCTGTTAAGCAAGGCAGTACTACTTATACTGCAACTACTGATTATACTTTATCAGGTAATAATATTTCTTGGGCTCCTGGTGGAGCTGAACCTGCTACAGGGTCTACGTACACTGTGCAGTTTACTTTTACAGGAGCTATTATCACAGTAGATAGAGGGCCTATTAATACTGTTTCTGGAGTTACTGCTCAGTTAAGAGTAACTAAAACTTTAACTAGAGGTATCACTGCAAATGGGGCAGATAACCTACCTTCTGGATTTATCCCTGCTGTTCAAATTATAAGTATCGCTGGATACACACAAGGTACTGATTACACACTCGCAGGAAGTACTGTAAGCTGGGCTCCTGGTGGATCTGAACCTACGGCTGGAGCTACCTATGATGTAGTTTACACCTACAATAAATCCATATTGCCTGATGCAGGTTCTATAGGGTACGACACCTTTACTATCTCTAACCAAGGAGCTGATGGAACTATCGAGAATGGTACTGTCTGTAATACTAACTATACTTATAATTTAAAGAGAGTAGATCTTTTAGAGATAACTGAAAAAGGAGTTATTCGTAGAGTTAAAGGTAGAGGCGATTATGTTAATCCTAACGAACCTACAGAATCTTCTGATGCTTTAGGTTTAGCTGCTGTGTATCTAGACTTCTTTAATCCTCCAGTAGTAAGACGTGTAGGAAACATAAGAGTTAATCAAAAAGAGCAAACTAAACTTAAAGGAAGCATAGCTTACCTAAATGAGGTTGTTGCAGATTTAGCTTTGCAAGTAGACTCTATTAAAACTAGTGCTAGACTTTCCACTACCCCTCCGAAAGGAATATTCACAGATAAGTTTTTTGATACGGATAAGCAAGATCCTGGTAAGAGTAATACTCTAAGCACATTTAATGGCTTAGTATTTTTGCCGATGACTTTGACTAAAGACACTTTAGACAACGCAAATAACTTAACTGCACAAACTTTAGCTTTTACCGAGGAAGAAATAGTAGTCCAGAGTAAATACTCTGCCGCTATGAAAATTAATCCTTTCGCTACTTACACCCCTCCACAGCCTGTAGTTATAGACGTTAAGATATCGCAAGAAATTAAAAATTATATTGATGGGTTAATGGTAGGAACTACCAACCCAGACCCAGGAGCTTGGATACCTTCTCCTGATACCCCTCCTATAGATCCTGGCACTGGAACACCTAAACCTGCCGCTACAGGCATAAACTATAACCAAGCTCTATCGGCTTTACTTGCAGCTAAAGGTAAAACTCAGCTTACCCCTAAAGGGCAAGCAAATCTTTTAACTACTTTTGTTAAGGCAGGAGCAGCAGGGGTTACAGTTTCTAGCGTTACTATAGGCAGGCACACTGTAACTGAAAACTCACCTACATTGGTGACAGCAACTAAAAAGAAAGGATAAGAACACATGGCTATTACTTCAGATGTAAACGGAGACATAAATTTCGCAATAAGCATACCAGATGACACTTTGGCTGCTGGTATCCATGATGTAGTTGTAAATTTATCTAACGGAAGAACGCACACTACTAAATATGTAAACAAACCTAACCTAACTCCTGCGGAGATAAGATCTATATATGCTACTGCTGGAACTGATTTATTTGCTCCTATAGCTCAGACTTTTACTCTCAGCGAAAATAGAGACTTAACTGCAATAAGCTTAAACATTAATAAATTCTCAGGAACAGATGATGTAATAGTCCAAGTCAGAGAAGTTAATGCTGGTAGCTTACCTAGTGACAAAGTACTTTCAGAGTCTAGAGTCCTAGCTGCTAACATACAATCTTTTGGAACCTTTACTAAATTCACCTTATCCCCTGTTACTCCTTTACTAGCAGGTAGAGAGTACTGCTTTGTGGTACTGACTAAAGATATAAACTACGCTATCGGAGTAGCTGAGTTGGGTAAACCTGATTCTGTTTCTGGTGAGCTTATAGCTAGTCAGCCTAATACTGGAGTTTTACTAACCTCTTCTAATGGTTCCGCTTGGACTGCTGAACAAAATAAAGATTTACAGTTTAAGCTACATGCTGCAAATTATACATCTACTACTAGAACAGTTAATCTAGGAACTGTTACAGGTACTAACATTTCAGATATTTTAGTTATGGCTACTGAAGAGTTACCTGATCCTGATACATCTATAAACTACATAGTTACTTTGCCTGATGCTTCTACCGCTGTGTTAGATAACTTAACAGCTACAAATTTACAAGGATATAAAACTGGTAATTTTTCTGTTGCTGCTAATTTGAAAGGGACTTCTAAAAGATCCCCTATACTATTCCCTAACACCAGATTAGAGATGGGAACTATTGCTTTAACTGGCAATAGATTTAGTTTGAGATTTTTTGTGCCTGACAGTTTTACTTACAGAGTTAAGTTAGAAGCTAAAATAATTGGCAGTGGAACTTTTACCGTGGCTGTTGAGTCTGCCACTAACAATAACTATTTAACAATGACTCAAATAAGCTCTACTCCTTTGGCTGATGGCTTCCTTGAGCTGGTTTATGAAAGAACTTCCTGCACTGAAGTTGACTTATTAAATTTATCTTCCGTAAGATTGGCTGCAACTTTACCTACTGCTGCGGATAGAGTTTACTTAAGAAACTTAAGAGGATGGTCAGTTTAACTAGATGCCTAGAACTATAGTTGTTGGGAATACCACGCACAGCGTTGCCGAAACTACTAATTTCAGTTTCCCAGTTCCTAACGAGAATATACCAGGAAGTATATTAATTGAAGTTCTAGATCAAGCGATCACCGAGATAGATACTCAGTTAGATACTGTTAGGGATAGTGGAGTTACTTCTGCTGGAAATATAACCACTCTACAAGGTAACGTAACAACCCTAACTAATACCAAGAAAAATATTAGACCTATGCCTACTACTGCTACGATCACTAGGGATGGCAACGGTAATATAACTTTTTACCAAACCGCAGAAGAAACTTTAAGTAATTTTGTATATACATTAGATGTTTTAAATAGTTATAGATCCACTGTTAATGGAGTTACTTACCAAGTTACTTTAACTAGAGACGGTAATGATGACATTACAGCTATCGGAGTAACCACTTTGTAGGTACACTTTTTGTAATGGGGATTATAAGTTTAAACATTACAGAAGAGACTGCAAAGATAGTATCTGACATAGTAGTCACCTTTGTAGGTAACTGGATACCTATAGTAATATTTACTCTATGTCTATCCTTCATAGCAGTTTTAGTGTTCTTGTGCACTACACAACTCCCTAGAGTTTTTTCGTCTATGGTGTCTTTCATAGACACTGCCACAGTTAATTTCCCTGTAATAACTAAAAGTATCAACGACCTAACCCTCAATGTAGAGAAGATGAACGCTTCCCTAGCTCCATTACTAAACATACAATCCAGAATGGAGACCTTAACAACTTTTGTAAGAGAGGAGTTTGAAATCGTCAAGCACGATATTAATAAATTAGGACGTAGGCTTCCATAAACTCGCCCGAAGTACACTTTAACTAGATGACCTTGTGTCATTAGGAGTTTTTTCACGAGATGCCTTTTCACCACGGAACACAATATACAACCGAAGTTCTGGCTAGACCAGCTACAAATGTTAGCAGTACTGCAATAGTTCTTTTAGGAACAGCAGGTAAAGGGCCAAACGTACCTACTCTATGTAATTCTATAGATGATGTTATTAAAAAATTCGGAGCGGTAACTAACGATGAGTTCACCATTCCTAAAGATGCTGCTGATATATTTATTCAGGCGACAGTTCCTTTAATAGTAATAAATGTTTTACCTAGTACTACTGTTACTTCAGTAACAAATGAGAGTGTAGTTTTTGGAGCTAATGGAAAAGCTAAATTAGCTAACGGTTATGTTTCTGCACTAACTACAACTACTGCAATCACGACTAAACTAAGATTTTCTGCAAACAACACTATAACTTTACCTGTAGGTATCACTGCGGTAACTTCAGTTAAGTCTGCTGACGGAGTAACTACTTACAGTAACTCTACAGACTATAACGTATCTACTAACACTATTACTAATCTACTTGTTAATATCCCTGCTGGTGCAGAAGTTCTTATAGCTTATACAGCTACTTTAGCTGCTAATACAGACTATACACTAGTCGCTGAAACTGGAGTTCTAACTAGAACTGCTGCAAGTAAAATAGCTCCTAGAGCTACTATAGTTGCTTCTTACTCTAAAGTAAGCGGTGCTGCTATAACTGGCACTAATATAATCGGGACAAACTCAGGCGGAACTAAGACTGGTGCTGAGCAAATAGCAGATATTCCGTCTACTTTAAAAATAGATTTAGGTAACGCTATATTAATAGCTCCTGACTGGACTTACACTATTCCAGTAGGTGGCGGGTTTAATGCTGTTGTTAATAAACTTTTAACATTAGCTAATACTTGCGGTACTACTGTAGTAACAGATACCCCTAATACTACTAAAGAAGATGGGGTATCTTACGCTTACAATAACCCTTCAGAAAGAATCCTGGCTGTAAGCTTAGGATTTATCAGAAAAACTATAAACGGTCAATTACTAACTAGACCTTCAGCAGCTTCAGTTGCGGGATTAATAGCTAGCACAGACAACTTAGTAGGTGGCGTAACTTTATCTCCTTCTAACAGACTTATCAAAGGTATTGAATCTTTAGCTAAACCAGCTAGCTTCAACCTAGCAATCTTCTCTGAAGAAGGTGTAGCATCTGATACTAATTATCTAAACGAGAACGGTGTAGCAACTATTATAAATAATAACGGCTTCAGACTTTTTGGTAACTATTCTACTTCTCAAACACAAGACCAATCAAGATTCTACTGTGTTAAGAGAGGGATAGACTATCTAGGTAGAATAATCTCTAAAGGATCTATTCAATTCATAGATGCAAAAATAACTGCTGGTTATATTGATTTAGTTACAGAGTATCTAAACGATCAGTTACTAACTTTAAAAGGACAAGAGGTTATTTTAGATGGTGAGGCGTGGCCTGCTAGTGCAGACATAAACACACCTGCTGAATTACTTGCTGGTAATGTTTACTTCAACATTGCGGTTAGCTTCCCAAGCCCAGCACAAACAATCAATATTTTAACTAAAGTAACAAACGGATACGTTACTGAATTTACGGAGGCTGCGGTAATTTAATATGGTTCAAGGTTCAAGAGTTTGTAGAAATTACACCCTTATCGTAAATCTTATAGATTTAACAGGTAAAGCTAAAAGCGTTATGAGACCTAATGTCAGTAACGAAGTTGAAAGCTATCGTCCTGCTGGTTTTAGTGCCCCAGTTCCTATCAAGACTGGTTTAAAAGCTATCGAAATGGAGTTTACTCTGTTTGATGTTAATCCAGATATTCTTTCCCTAACTGGTTTAAACCAAGGGCAAAACGTAAGATTTATTTTAAGAGAAGTAGTTCAGTCAGAAGATGGTTCAGAGCATACTTGGTATCACACTGGTGCTGGTATGGTTACTGAAGAAGATAAGGGAACTGCTGAAAACGGTGCTGGTCTAGGCGAGTACAAGTTTAAATTACAGTTAAGACAGTACAAAGAAATGTTTGATGGTAGAGTTCTTAAAGATATAGATATCCCTAACCTTAAAGAAGTTATTGGTGGATTAGATCAAGCAGTTAATTACAGACGTATTCTTGGTATTGGAACCTCTTTATAATAAGTAAATACGCTCGTAGTATAATTACGGTCAGATATGACCGATAATAACGATAAAATTCCAGAAAAACCTATGACTAGGGAAGAAGCTGAAAAAGTTAAAGCTGATATGCTGGAAGGTGTAGCTACACTTTTAGGCAGGACTGACGTAGATACCCAGAAAGTAATTTCCTTGGTTCAGCCTATAGCCGTTCAGACTGTGGAGTGCAAAGAGCTTATAGTTAAGCAGTTAACTTTAGGGCAAAAAATTGCATTAAATAAAGCAGGGATCAAGCTAGAGTCTAATGACGATGACTACACTATTTGGCCTGAGACTAAACCAGATAAATTTATAAAATTGATGGCTGCGTGTACGTATAGCTCAGAAAAACCTGACGTTCAGTTAAGCGAGACTGAGTTATCTTCACTTTGCACATACGATGCTAAGAAGTTGGCATACGCTTTTTTTTCACTGATCGTCCAATAAGAGACGATCAAGATTGGCTAAATGTGTTCGAGGACGTAGTATACCTATCTAGGGCTATGCACTGGGACTACAATATTTGTATGGGCTTTACTTTAGGTGAGCTTAATTCTTGGTGCAGGATGGCGAGTAGAGCTATTGCTAGAGAGAACGAGATCGCAGAGTATCAAATGAACAAAGCTAGAGGAGAATACCAATGAAGTCCGACTCTAGAATAACTATGCAGCTTGTTGCTACTCTAACGAAGAGCTTTATGTCTTCGTTTAAGACGGCTGGCGACACAGTAAAAGATTTTGAAAAGAAAGTTAAAAAGTTAGATGATGCCTTAGACATATCTAATAAAATGAAGAAGATGGAAAATAGCACTAAAGCTTTAAGCAATGCTATTAGAAAATCTGAAGAGAGGTTAAACAAGCTTCAACAAGAAGCCGCTAAGACTGGAGATGCTTATGGTACTTTAACGCAGGCAATAAACAAGCAGAAAGCTAAATTAGAAGAATACAGAAATAAACAAAAAGCAGTGAACGATCAAGTAGCTCAAGCTTCTAATAAGCTTCGCACTTATGGTATTGAGGCTAGAAGTGCTGCTGAAGCACAGCAAAAACTAAATGCTAAAATAGCTGAAGAGAAGAGATTATTAGATCAGCAAAAACAGCACGAGTCCAGAAAAAATATGGCTAGTGGGCTTAAAGGAGTTGGGCGTGGCATGGTTGCTGGAGGTTTCATGTCCTTCGGTGCTGGCCTAGGAACTCTATATACGGCTCATAACTTCATGAAGAAGTCTATGCACGTAGAAAGGCAGCTTGCTTTAATGAAGGCAATATCTTCTGATGATAAATCTTTTGATTTAAAAACTGCTGAAGCTAATATAAGAGAAGTAGCTTTAAAGAGCGGTATCACTATGGATACCTTGGCTAACCTCTCTGTAGACTTATCTAAAGCAGGTATTGACTTATCTAAACAAGTAGGCCCTAGAGGCATGTTAAAGACTATGGCTGATATGTCTCTAGCTACTGGAGAGTCTCCTGAGACTGCCATGAAGATGTTATCTCAAATACAAGCTACTTTTAGTAAGTCTTTAAGCAAGGATAAAACTTTACGTTCTACTGGCTATGATACCAGAGATGCTTTAAACATGATCGTACAGGCTGCTAACGATTCTATTATATCTGTAAGTGATATGAACGAGTCCTTTAAGTTCTTAGCTCCTACTATGGATATATTAGGTGTTAGTCTTGCGGAGAGTGCAGCTATGGTTACTCAGATAGGTAAAGGTAACTTACGTGGCGGTCAAGCTACTAGATCTTTTAAATCTGCAATGTTAGGATTTGCTTCACCTACTAAAAAAGCTACAGACACAATAACTGCTTTCAGAGAAGAGACTGGATTTAACTTTGATGTATGGACTGAGACAGGTAACTTTAAAGGTCTAGACTACATGGTTGAGAGATTAACTACTTTAAGAGAGTTAGTTTCTAATAAGAGCTATTTAGATTTCGTTTCTAATGTATTCCAAAAAGAAGCTGCTGTAGCTATTTTGCAGCTTACTAAGAATGGTACTAAAGACTTAATAGCCTATAGAACTGAGTTGGCTAGATTACAGAACGCTGCCAAAGAAGACGTGATAGGGCAGTCAGCTATAAACCAGCTTAATACTGTTAGTGGTGCTATGGATTTACTTAAAACTCAATTCGATGAGTTAGCTGCTGTAATGTTTTTCGATATGGGCGGTAAAGAGATTCTTAAACAAACCTTAACAGATATGAAAGGTTTAGTTGGGGCTATAACTGGAGTAACTAAAGCTAATAAATGGATGGTGCAAGGAATAATTGGAGCTGTTCCTTGGCTAGGCACATTAGGAATTGCTTTTGGAGCTTTGGGCATGGTTACTGGAAGCGTTCTAGCCACTATAGGGGATGTAGGATTAGGAGTATTAGCTTTTCAGAAAATATTCCCTGGAGCTTCTGCTGCTATAGCAACTTTTGCTTCTGGGGCTATAGGCTGGTTTAGTAAGATGGCTGTGGCAGCTTGGGCTTCTCTAGGGCCTTATGCAGCTATAGCAGGTGGAGCTTACTTGATGCACGAGTGGAGCCAAAACATGCAGCACGAAGCAATGTATGGGCCTGCTGACAGGAAAGGCCCAGAGCATACTGAGTCTAGCTTATTCACTCCTGAGTTCAAAGCTGAAAAGCAAAGAACTGCAATGGATAAAAATAGCATGTTTGAAAGAAGCATTTCTAAAGCAGCTATTCAGAATGTTAATAACGGTAATAACCACGTGGTAATAAATATAGACGGCAATGTTGACCAAGCGGTATTTGACGACCTTAAAAACCTATTTAAGACTCCTGGAGTAACTCCTGCGATGCCTGCGTTTGTAGGTGCTGGATCTGCTTTCAAATCTAAGGATGGTTTTAACTAATGCCGTTAATGCGACTAGGTGATTTTATATTTAACTCTTACACTACTAATTTTCAGGAGTCGGTAAAAAGGTATTCTTGGGAATGGGTAGAAAGAGATAAGCTAGCTGGCGAAAACTCTCTTAATAATGGTGGAGTAAAAGCTCCTATCAGAATACTCACTGGTACTATATTTCACGACCTTCAATTAAATATAAACATCCTAAATACTATCAACACTTTGTTTGGAAACCAATCCTTAGAACAGTTAAAGCGAATGGGGGATGCTAGTGCTAGAAGCGGTGAGTCTTATCCTTTATTTGACGGTATAGGCAGGAATCTAGGCAGATGGGTAATAGTAGATTTAAACGTACAAGAATCTAAACACAATCAGTATGGCGTAGCTATTAAACAGGAGTTTACTATGGAGTTAAAGCAGGATATAGAAGCTACTAGACTTAGCGTTAATACTTTACTGGATTACGATGTGTTAAAAGTCAGTGCAGATAATATGTTCATAGTAAAAACCAAAGAAGGTCTTAGAGGCATCTCTGATGCTGCAACAAAAGTGAGTGATTACCTGTTCTAATGAGAGTTTATAGCACTATTCAAGGAGATACTTTAGATCTGATAGCCTTTAAATACTACGGCTACGAAAGAGGCACTACCGAAAAACTTTATAGCTTTAATCCACATCTAGTAGATTATGATTTTATCCTACCTCCTGGAATTAAGATAAATCTACCAGAGCTTAACAGAGCTAAAGCTAATATTCAAGAACTAGTAACATTATGGGATTAACTCCAAGCTTTAAAATTTTAAATGAAGCAGGTAAAGAACTCCTTGAGCTTATGGGGAGAGTTTTATCTATTACTGCCACTGATGAGTCAGGGCAGAAGAATGATAAGCTAGATTTAGTTTTATATAACGATAGAAAGTTCTTACATCCTAACGTAGGATTTAAAGTGCAATTATATCTAGGGTATTTAGAGGAAGGTCTATACAAAGTAGGTAACTATACCTTAGCTACTGTAGAATATAGCGGAGATTCTACAGACGAGCGTGTAATACTGAACTTTAAAAGTGCATCTTCTAATACTGCTTTACTAGATAATAAAACTAGATCTTTCGTTAATAAGTCTGTTGGATACATAGTAAATAAAATCTGTTTAGAGTCTAGCCTGCAAGCTAGGATAGACCCATACTTCTTTACTGTTAATGTTAATAGGGATCAGTCTGGAATTACTAACCAACGTCTGTTATTTGATCTAGGTCAAGAGCATGATGCTTTTACTAAAATTCAAGGTAATGTTTTAGTCTTTGCTAGACGTGGCCCTGACACCCTTATTAACTCCCTAGTACAGTTACCTAAGTTAGGTTTAGAATACAAAAGAGACATCATAACTTATAGTGGGCAAGAAGATAAATCAGTAAACTTTTCTAGTGTTGGAGTTAAGTACAGAGCTGTAGCCTCCAACGGAGATATAACTACCGAGATGGCAAGTGTAGGTACTGGAGAGCCACTTAAAATACTAAATGAAATAGCAGGTAATGAAGACGATGCTTTAAGAAGAGCTAACACTGCATACAACCAAATCAGCAGAGGCAAGAGGAAGCTTAATATTTCTACAGAGGGTAAATTCAGAATCCCTGCCGAAACTAGAGTTAATGTAACTGGGCTGCCTGATATACTAAATGGAAATTACGCAGTTATTAAAGTTATGTATAACTACAACAAGAAAGGCGATTACACAGTTTCCTATGAGCTTAATACTCATATCCCTGCAACTGAGAGTAATCCTAGAAGAGTTATTCTTAGAGCCCCTGAAGATGCGTTAGATAATGATGTAGATCCAGAAGGCGATGGAGATGATATTCTACCAGGGCTTATTCCTTAACCCTTATACTCACTAATCTTCCAGTCTTCTAGTATATATTTAGAACTCTTATTACCTATTTTAAAATTTCCATAAAACCCAATACCATCATCAACTTTGTTTACTATTTCCAAGAATGGGTTAGTAGGGGAATATTGCACGTATATCGTTTGTAGAATATCCTTAAACTCCTTAGCAGATTGATTTTCAATATTAAATTTTAAGACACTCTTATCAGGTAAATCTTTAAATATGTGTAGCCAAGACTTTCCTAAGAAGTGTTTAGCGTGAAAATATTCTTCTTTATCTACTGGCTCATTTGCTAGAGTAATAGTAGTAGATATTTTATATTTGCCTACAGATCCTTCTGTAACTTCAATTAAATTAGTTGATATTTCTTGCATTATGTTCACTCCAAATTCTAGTAGCTAAGTAAGTTTCTTCGTTTCTCTTGAATGAAGGTATTATGTTTTTCATGTGATCCTCTATTTTCACTTCTTCTCCGTTCAGGAAATCCAGCACACACTCCTCAAGTAAAAATTCTACATCTGTTAATCCGTAGTTTAAACTTTTAAGTTTAGCTGTTACTTCACTATTAAACACATTAGCATAAAAATCAGAAGGTACAGAAATATATTTCCCTGCCTTGCTTCTTATGAATAGTGCAATGCTGTCTTCCGTAGGTAAATCAGCATAAAAATATTCATTAAGTCTTCCTCTTCTTATTAATTCAGGAGGTACAGAACTTACAGAATTACCAGTCAAAACAAAAAATAAAGTTCCGTTGCTTTGCATGAAATCTAATAATTTTTTAAGTATTCTCTGGGTAGTTCCTGAATGATCGCTAAGTGTGTTAGAGAACATCTTATCCACTTCATCTATAAGAATTACCGCTCTACCTATGGTAGCTATGTAACGTAAAGCCTGATCTATGGCTTTCTCACTATTACCCTGAAAACTATCCAAAGCAGAATGAACATCAAATAAATATACTGGGCAGTTTAGCATCTCAGCACATTTAAAAGCAGACATAGTTTTACCTGTACCAGGAACTCCAAAAACAGAAATACCTTTAAGCTTAATCCCAGTATTGTTATCAAAGCATACAGCTCTTCTTTTAAGCCATGTAGTTAATCCATTCATTCCTACTATCTCAATGGAGTTGGTA